GATAAAAGAAACCCGCATTATAAAAATAAATATGCCTCACTTGAGAGTGTAATAAAGACTGTCAGAACTGCTAGTCAGTTCGGTTTGACATTCACTCAGGAGATGGATTTTGAGGGTGACATATCCTTCGTTAGAACTGTAATGATGCACTCCTCAGGAGCGACAAGAGTAAGCAGGACTAAGATAGTTTCAAAAGATCCTAATGATCCGCAAAAAATGGGATCGGCAATCAGCTATGCAAAAAGATATGGATTGCAAAGTATATTCGGCCTTCCATCTGACGATGATGATGGAGAAGTCGCTATAATAAAGCCTGAAGGCAATGCTCCCATTTTTCCTTCAGGTAATTCTGCCTTAGGGGGTACTCGCTCCTCCAAACCTCCTGAGGCAGATCTATCCACACTTATAGACAATGCTAAAACAGAGAAGGAGTTAACTGACTTATATGTGAAATATAAGCCAACTGATGAAGTAATTATCCAAAAATTCAAAACTAAAAAAGGAGAGTTAAATGGAAGATAAACCAATGATTAAATATGGAGTTGATGAGTTAACAATATCCATAAATAAAAATGATCGTAAGACTGAGGATTGGCACTCAGATTATAATGGAAAGTTAGTTATAAATGGTGAAACATTTTATGCCAACGTCTATCAGAAAAATGACAACTGGATTGCAGGCAAATTAGTAAAAGCTGATCAATCTAAAGTTGGCGGTCAAACTATGACCAACTCAACTAAAATAGCTGACAATAATTCACTAGATGATGAGATACCTTTTTAGATGAAAAGAGAAGAGATTTTAAAAACTGCAATAGGATTAATTAATGGTGATCGGGCAGAAGATTATGGGGATGCCTATGAGAACCATAAGAGGATTGCTGAGTTATGGTCAGTTGTTTTTGGAATAAAAGTAACTGTCTATCAAGTAGTCCTCTGCTTGATCTTATTGAAGATAGCTAGACTAATTTATTCTCCTACCAAAAAAGATAGTTGGATTGATGTTGCGGGATACTCAGGCATCGGGGGAGAGATTGCAGATAAAGAGAAGGGGAGTAAGTCATAGAAATTTGTCCACAATGTAAGTCCGCTTGGAAGCCTATTATTACGAGGTCAGCCGAGCAGTGTTCAGTTTGTAAATTGTCAGTAATGATCGATTGTTGCTCAGGAGTTTGTGAAAATGAGCCGATGGAAAAAAACGAAAAGACCACCGATACATCCAACTCCACTAATGGATAAGTGTGAGCAGTGCGGTAAGGATTTTGATTGGAGATTTGCAGGATTGGTAAATGCTAAAAAAAATATTTTTTGCTCTCACCAATGTTTTGACGATTACAGATTTGAACAACAGAGGCTAAGAGATGAGTTTCAATCGTTATGACTATTGTAAATTTTGTAAGGCTAAACTGCCTAAGATAAAATCAAGACGATATAGATGGTTTATGTGTAATGATTGTTACTCTGATAGATTGGATGGTAATCATGCTATTTCAAAAATATGCGATGAACTTAGGGCAAAGAATATTCAAGTAGAAGAAGATTGGGGTGCAGAAAATGTTGAGGATGATGACAATGTTCCTTACAAACCCAAAAGAAAGGCTACTCATGTATTTTCAAGAAACATTTTAGATGAGATCTAACCCAACAACTTCTGCAATAATTTTTCAGTTTGTATAGGACTTCTAGCCTGCTCTAGATCAATAACAGTATAATGCACCTCAGCAGTCTTAGAGTTCTTACTATGCCCCATACGAGCCTTCCTGATATGATCAGGCACTTCACCAATCATACTAGTGTTGTAATACTTCCTAAACCCGCCAATACCATAGTCAGGCACTCCTGCTCTCTTACAAACTGTAGAGATTAATTTTCTCATTGCATTTTGCTCAAATGGCTTTTTCCCATTTGAATTTGGAAATACCCAAAAATCACACATTGAGTTTAACTTCCATTTTTTTAGCAATGTCATAACATGAGAGGGCAAGCCTAAAACTCTTTCTCTAAAATTATTTTTAAGTTCCTGAGTGTCATATCTATAGACATTTCTTGTTATAGTTACCTCAGACTTAGTGAAGTTAATATCCTTCCACTGCAATCCCTGAAGTTCGTTAGCTGATATTCCAGTAAATGCTGAGAACATTATAAAGGTATCTAGATATAAAGTTTTTTCAGTTTTTATTAAACTCAAAATGTGATCGTGAGAATATCCGCCTCTTTCTATAACAGTTCCTTTTATCTCTTTTCTATCGTCAGAGTTACAAGGATTTCTAGAAATATAACCCTGATCAACTGCAAATTTCATAACCATACTAAGAGACTGGACACAATGTCTGATAGTCTTAGCTGATAAATCTTTATTAGCACCATCATCAATAAATTCATTTACCTTACCAGTGGTAATTTCTTTAATACTCATACCCTTATAAAATGGCTTTATATGCAGTCTGAGATGCCTTTCATCATTGTCATATGATCGTTGGCTAATGACATTAACTTTTCTTCCAACCGCATTTAATCGCTTCTCTAAGGCAAGTTTTGCTACATCATCAAACAATGCAACCTCAATCTTAGTCACATTGTTTTCAAAATCAGCAATCATAGCTTTTCTGATAGCCGATAATTCTTTTTTGCTTTTAGATGATTTAAATTTATAGTTAGCCATTGCAGGAGTTTTATATCTAAATCTAAAACCTTTGAAATCTTGATTAGGAAGTTTAAAAACTGTAATATCTCCAATGAAATAATTAGGCATTAGTTGATCTCCTCAGATTGAATAACTACACATTCTTCACTTTCTAATTGGTACTTTTGATGATTTTTGCAGTAATCTGTAAATAAAAGATCAGGATCTTGCTCGTCTATATATTCACTAGCATGACTTTGGTAATATTCTTTTGCATTTTTAAACCAAGATTCAGTTTCATCAATTTCTCCAGTATCTTCATCAAAACAATATTTATCTAAATATTCTGCATAAGATCCTATATGACTATTTTTACAAAACTCGACTAAACTATCGTAATCAACACTAACTTTTATGTCATAAATCTTGATGTCAGTTTTTTGGATTTTAATATTAAATTCCATTAGTTTGCTCCCATCCTTGAACTTGATAAAATAACTCTATGTAACTTTTTAAAAACCAAATTTGGTCATTTGTTAAAGGTGCATTGTATGTTGTATGACCTTTTTCAAGTAATGTTTCAGCATCCATAAAGCCTTTTTTATGAGGTAAACATTCAAGACCAACTTGCTGAAAACACCATGACGTATATATTTCTGAAAGATTTTTTGTATGATGGTTATCATTCCAACCTTTCCAACTATATTTTAAAAATTTTTCTTTAGCTTCCATTAGCTTGCTCCCTTTAAAAATTGCTTATAATCTTCTGCTGAAATTTCATCCTTCAAATACTTAGTTAATAAATGAACTTTTTCAGTGCCTAAGCGAATTACGTTTTCAATTACTGTTTCATCTGTAACTGGTTGCCTTCTAATAAAAGAATTACCATTACGACTTTTAGTTTTAACTAATCTAGTGATTTTAGGATTATTTAAAAAATCAACTTCTTTACTATCCAAATCTCTAAAGTAAGGAAAATAGTATTCTTTATTATCAAATGATACTGTTACTGTCTTTTGCATTTAAACCTCCAATTTAAATTAATCACTCTAAAAGCGATCTTATTCCACTATAATACACTATTATACCTATTATGCAACTATTATTTCAAAAAAAGGGAACTATGCCTGACGAACATTTATCACTTTATTTATCACTCTGTGATCGTTATCAGGCTTAAAACGCAAAAAAACCCCAAAAACCGAAGTCTTTGAGGGTGGTATAAGTCATTGATTTTATTGATATAGTTGGTTGCGGGGGTAGGATTTGAACCTACGACCTTCAGGTTATGAGCCTGACATTTTTCTCCCATTTTTGGCTGTATATATAGGTTAATAGTTTCCATTTATCACTTTATTTATCACTTTGTTTTTAAATAAATTAATTTATCACTATTACTATTTTTTTAGATTTCCTGCAACTTTTTCTGCTGATCTGCCAATAGTATAACCACCAACTCCAACTGTCAGTAGTGTCCATAATTCGGCAGGAAGGGGGATGGATAGTTCAGTTCCAGTGAATACTCCCACTAATGGAAATATTAAAAAATTAACTGAAACTATAGCTGTAATATTCAGCATTAATATTGGTCTCCAACTAGAAGCAATCCAACTTTCTGACTTTGCCTCAGCTAGAATAATTTGACTTGCAGAAGCCTCAATCTGCTTTGAGTTTTCCAGTAAAGCTAATCTAACTTTATTTTCTGCCTCAGTCTTTTTATCAGGATCAGGGATAGCTTCTTTGACTATGTCTCCTATTAATGGAGCGATTGCTGTAATTAATGGTATCATGTAAATTTCCCTTCTCTAATTTTTATGCACTTCCAACGCATTGCTCTCCACTGCGGGATATATATTGAAACTTCTGAGCCTATCTCTAATGCTCTAGCTTTGCAGGCATCATAAGTCTCATATACGACTGGATATTCGGTATTTTCTATAAACATACATTTAGTAGGATCAGCGAGTAAGCAAACTGTTATCAGTACCTTATACATCCTGCCACTGACCAGTTCTCATCTGCTCGGCTAGTTCATATGCTCTCTTACCAACCTGAGATGCCCATTTGCTTTCAGATACTCCATCGCTTCCAGTAATCATCTCTTTTGATGCACCTTCATAATCATTATCAGACAGCCTGCCTATGAATTTGGAAAATTTGAGTAAAGTTGGCTTACCCAAATTAAAAGCCATATTTAGCACTACAGCCCTTCTAGTTTCGTCTAACTGATTATACCATCCCTCATCTTTTAACTCGTTCTCGCAGGCTATAAGATCGTTTGTAAGCATAAATTCAGCCTCAGCTTCTGATATGCCATTTGTCTCAATGTTTCTGCCAAATCCTATAGTTAAATATCCTTCTGAGCATTTATAAGGCTCTAGTCTCAAACCCTCATGTCTGCGAAGTTGGTTAAGTAAATTTAAATGAATGCCTGTCTAATTCATCTGCTTTGTTTCCTTCTTAAATCTTCACAATATTTGTTGTAAAAAAAATTGCTGACTTTGTTTAAAATCTTAAAAATTTTAAAATAAATATTTTCCATTACGTTTTGTTTCCCTGAAAATATCGAGTGATTTTTCCCAACTTTCGTATTCAAGTTCGGTGCTTTCA